ATTACTAATTTTAATATGTATAGTGTGGATAATGATAGATTATCTCAAGTTATAATTGAATTTAAATTAGATAACTTTAATTTACCGACTCAATTGATTAGAAATATTAATGATTATATTCCATTAAAATTAAATGAACCTTTTGTTTTTAATGAAATTGGTTTATTTAGTGGGGGTTTACCATTAAAACCTACTCATGGATATCAGACCGTTCGATTATCGACTGATAGTTTAGATAATATATGTATTGATGCCGGTAATTATGAATATATTATCGTAATAGATGATGGAGAACCGCGGTTAATATCATTAAATATTTTAAAATCAATAACTTATTTAGAATTAATTGATTTGCTGAATATTGATTTAGCTAAATATAATGCAACTGCCTCGATAATCTGCTATAACGATGGTAGTATTATAAACAGTTATATTAAAATTCAGAGTAATAATGTTAGTAAATATTCAAAAGTAAATATTAAAAAAATACATCCGGTTAATAATTGGTTATTTGGCTCATTAAAACATTATTCCGAATTAAATAAACCAATAAATGGTAAATCGGCGGGGATGAGAAACCATCCATTAGATCCAGCAAAAGAAAGTGAACGATTATTAACTCATATTATCTTTTCACCAGTCTTAAAATCAAACAGTCGAACTTTTAATATACGATATACTTTAACTATACATACTAAAAAATCAGAAAATAAAGATAAACAAGTATTGGTGATAATATGAGTTATAATGTTAATATACTGGGTCATTGTAAAATATTAGACGACAATAACAATGTAATATTAGACCAAAAAAACGATATACATCCAGCTAATATGGCTAGAATAATATCTCGCGGTCTCGCCGGCGAACAAAATCACTGGATTAGTAGCTTAAAACTGGGCGATATGGGTTCTTATCCAACTAACGATGGTATTATACACCGAAGCGCTAATGATGGGTTAGAGCCGGATTATAATGGTTGGAGATCCTCATTATATAATCAAACTTATACTAAATATATCGATAATACTAATTTAACTATTAGAAGTATAGAATCGGCTAATTCAAATTTCGGATTACCACTTACAGATCCATTATTTAATGCTGGTAGTATCAATGCTAATAATTCGAGTTTAGAAATTAACCTATTATTAGATTCGGATGAACCATTTCATCAGCAAGATGGTGGGGTTTATGTATTTGATGAATTAGCTTTATATTCCGGATTATCGAATTATAAAAATTCTAGTTCTCATATAATATTATTAAATTTAACTGAGGATTCGGAACATCCGAATCTAATTAATAATCATGATTATATATTAGATATCAAAATAAATGGTGTTATTCGCCAATATACGATAACAACACTAAAATACGGGACTGGCATCAATTATAGATGCACATATTTAGATTTAATTGAATCATTAACTAATGCAGTTTATGATCCGACTTTTTTAATTCAAGTATCTTTTAATAAATTAGCTGGTTCTATTACTTTTTATAGTCCGAGTAGTATAATAGAAATAGTTCAATCTAATGATAAAAACTGGTTATTTAATATATCTAGTTTTAATGGATTTGGTTTAAAATCAGTTACTAATAATAATATTGCGGAATTAGAACTCGAACAAACCGATAAAAATAATATAAGCAATCCATTAAAAGAAGCACCTCGTTTATTAACTCATATGACGTTTAATCCAGTTAGAAAACCAGCATTAAGTAATTATTATCTTACTTATTGTATTGATATTCTAGTTGATAGAACAGATCCGGTTTCAGATGATTATACGATACCAGATGATTATCGAGTCACCAGTCCGTTTATATTTCATGCAGTAACTAGTTCTAATAGATGGACTATAAATCATAATTTAGGATATTATCCAAAAATTAATGTTTTTATTAATGATATTTTATATACGACATATCAAACATCATATCCATCTGTTGATTCTATCGTATTAATTTTTGCTACGCCACAAATAGGCGTAGCAAAATTAGTTTAACAATTATTTAGTTTTTGTTGGTTTTGCTACTGCATCGAAACTAGGGGCGACTTCGGGCGCAACTTCTGGTGCTTGAAATGGTGCTTGTGTTGATGCTTGTTGGGGTGTATATGCGGCCTGCTGATTACTACCGAATGGTAAAATATGACCATTTGTAGTTTTATGTTTTACTAATTGATTAAAAAATTCTAGAGCATTAGCACCATTACCTAAAGTATGCTGTTCTAAAACTTTCCATAATTGATCATGCAATTGCGTATTTCTATTTTTTAAAATTTTGCGCAATCTTGATTTATCAATACGATCTAATGCATTTAATGGGAAATAATAAACGTCGCCCGATGGTGCGCGGTTCATAATTGCACATTCAGTTAACATACCGTTTGCGTCTAGATCTAACCATTCAACGAATGGATATGGTGATTGAGGATTCATGTAAAACTCCATATAAAATAATAATGTCATTATTTATAACGGTATTTTTTGGGTGAAAAATAAATAGAATATTACAATTAACGGTGAACTTATATGGATGAAATAAATTTATTAATACTAAAAATATTAGTTTCGTACCAAGCTATTTTTTCGTATGGTGTTATTATAGGTATGATTGGGCATTACGCTAAAAAGAAAATTAAAGAAGAAACTGAGGTTAAACTTTCTGAGTGGTTCGGTAGTGTCGGTTTATATGGAACTATTAGTTCAATTAGTGCCGCATTTATGGCTATATTAGGGGCGTTATCAAATGGTTTGATAACGCCTGATATGAGTATCTACTCGTTGCTTTATATCGGATTAACTACTGGATATACGGTAGATTCATCTTTAAATAACGACAAATAGCTTATTTCAACGATAACATCGGTATATACGAATCAATAGCTTTACTAATATTTTTTAATTCGTATTTACCCAATACTTTTAAAAATTTAAAATGATCGTACTTACCGATGTTATTAAATCCAGCTTCGATAGTATCCCACATAATTTGTTGGATATCTTCCGGCTGATGAGTTAAATTAGTTAATAATTTATTTTCATTAACTGCAGTTCCAACCGTAATAGTTCTACCATCAGCATCAGTCCATTCAGAATTCATCAAATTCGTATGCAAATATGGATCGTAAAATGCTTCTTTGATCTTCTTTTTTCTATATCTAGGATAAGCCGACGGAACATTATCTCCAGAATCTCCAGTCATAGCTTTTTCATATAAGTAATAATCAACTGAATCAAAACCACAATCTTCAACGTATCTATTATTCCCAGTAGCTGGATCGATTAATTGAACGTTTTTATATCTTAGTAATTGTAACATATCTTTATCGGTACTAATTACGGTAACACAATGATTATCATATAATGTAGTTTCAGTGCTTCTATTATCACTCGCGGTATCATCACCGCCATATTTTCTACAAATGCCGGCAATAAGATCATCAGCTTCTAAACCATCCGCGGCTAAACAAACAATAGATGTACAATCTTGAATTATCTGTTCAAATGTAGTAATAAATGATTTATACATTTGATATAATTCGATTTGAGTAGGTGTCATTGATTGTCTGCGATGACCTTTATATAGTTTTTTCATATACGCATCTTCAGATTGAGTATATTCTTTACGCCAAGGAGTTCTATCGAAAACGAATATCATCTTATGTGGTTTATATGTTCGATAATACTTATTAGTCATACCGAAACCGGTATTGAACGCTAATTTCATTAATAAATCTTTATCCAATTCTCTACTATTTACATAAAACGCCTTATATAAAATAGTTGACATATCAAAAACTAATAAATGCTGTTTATCTATCGTATTCATTCAAAATCACTCGTAAAATCAGATTCTAATTTAAGTCGCTCTTCTAGCGACAAACTAGTCGCATGCAACCATTTTTGAACAACTATTTCATCACTCGCGCCATGATATCCATTTGCTCTTAGATACCGAATAAAATCATCGTCCCAATCTAATTTTAATTCAATTCCTCTAACTGGATCAATTTTATCACTAACTATGCTAAAATGATTTTCTTTTTTCTGTTTTATCGATTCATTAACTTCAGATTCAGCCTTATTTTTAAATAATCTTTTAAATATATTCATTGAAATACCCTATTATGATTTTTGAGGGATATAAAGATCGATACCTTTAGTATTAATTTTAATCATCCCTCGTTCGGTAATATAAAATTTCTTAGCATCGCAATCGGTAAATGCTGATAATATAGATTTAATTGGGTACTTATAAACAAAATTAATATCTGAATTATCAACTAAATTATATGCGAAGCCTTCATTATACAGTAATTTATCATTATTTTCGTCCTGTAATTTATATTGAACCGAATTATTATCACACATAATCATAATAACGTCAGTTTTCATTGCATTTCGTCCTTTTTTAAGGATATTTACTAAACTTTCTTCTATAGAAACTTCAAATAAATCATTTACTTTTGCACTAGTCGGTGCTTTAATTGCTAATGTATTAGCGCAACTATATTCTAAATTTAATCTATCAGTCGTGATAGATATCTTATCTGCATCCATATCCTCTGATTTAGTATGACATTCAATAATAGCATCATTCGAAACTAAATTTAATCTACTTAATAAAACATCCATTCTATTAATACCAATCGATTTACATCCGATATTAATATCGCATTCTGTTAATATAGCGGCAGTGCGATCTTCATTGATCCCTCTAATAATATTAGGCTCTATAATAAATGATTCGATACTAAATAATTTAGCGACATGAACTGCATTTAATATTATATTTACTGTATTTTCGTCTAGTACCATCTCAATTCCTTAAAAATTAAATAAATCTTCTGCTTGTAATATCTGCATAGTCGGTGTTTTTAAATTGATTGCTTTTAAAATATTATCTAATGGTTTATCTACTAATCTATTAATTTGCTGATCTTTATCTATTTTAGGAATAAAATCATCAATAAACCATTGTGGTAAATGTTCTAAATCAGTCGGTATCGCAATCGATTTAAATTTACCTATTGCTCGTTTTAAATAATAAACTTTAATTTTAGATCCAGAACCAATCGGTTGATTTTCCGTATCCCCATACTGAACTAAATTAATATTAAAAAATATACTTGCTGCTGCGCCACCAGGAATATTAGCCTTACTACCTAAGTTTTCGTATAATTCAGTATACTCCTCTACTTTATTAACGCCTTTTGGTAATCCCATTTCTAATAAATTTTTAAAATCATTTAACTCTTCTTTGTATGCGACAATATCTTTTGCAATATCATTCCAATCTTCACCCAACAATAAACGTTTAATAAAACTAGTTAATTTTGCAGCTACTGGTTTAGGTAACGTAGTTTTTTTAATATCTAAACCCATCGTTTTCATTTTATCGCTAGCTTTACCTTCATTATCAACTACATGTATAGTATAACGTTTTTTCTCAACAAATATACTACTATCGCCGACAATTTCACGCCCGCATTTAATCATTTCATCAAATACTGGTTGACATAAAAAAGCTTGTTTCATAAATGGTTGATATGATTTATTAACTTGGTCTGCTACTGCATCAGCTATTTGAATCGCTTCGTCTTTATCGTTAGTAGGAACTACGAAATATGTACTATCAGTATCGCCGTAAATAACCGTTTCTGATTGGAATTTACCATTAAATATAGGACCAGTTAATGAAATATCATAAGTTAATGTATTCGGGTGATAATATTCTTTACGTTCTGCAGTTAATAAATCTAATACACTTGATCTATCATTATGAGTAGAATTCGCCATATATTCTTCATCAAATGGATTATTAGCTAAGTATTTTTTACTATGTTCCTTATTTAATTCATCGATAACTTTGTTATTTTCATATAATGGAAAATCAATATTATAATTACCTTCGATTAATTCATTTACTTTACGACATTGATGTCTTAAAATCATTCGACCAGTACCAGTTACGGATTCGCCAGATTCTAACCTAAAGAACCTAAAGTTATAATTACTTAGACATCCATAAGTTGAATTTAATTTAATTTTAAAGATAAATTGAAATCGATCATAATGTTTAGCTTCTTCTAAGTATTTTGTATATAACGCCTGATCCTTACCTTTATATTGTTCTGCTAATTTTTCACACTCTTTCTTTTTAGCTTGATATATTTTTCGCTGCGTATACCAAGTACCTAATAATGACGGGATAACACCCTCAAATTCTTGAGTATAAACCGTTCCGTATCCACTAACCGACCATTTCTTTTCTATAAAGAAATCAATCCACTCCGTAGTTAATCTAGTTTCATACGAACCATCTTCATATCTTAATGTTAATTCGCATTCTTTATATTCAGCAATACAAGCCCAATCTTTAATATTATTAACGAATTGCCCGCGAATAGTTTCCGGGCTAATATTGATAGCTCGAATAGCCGATGGATATAATGAATTAATATCAATTGATGCAATCCATCTATGTAGTCCTCGTTGCGGAAATAAAACGTAAGCTCCTTGAATCGAGCCATCCGCAGTATCCCATCTATCAGGAACTCGCTTGTTTAATTCGTAATGACAATAGTTGATAATAGCATTATCAACCATTCGAACAGTTCCGAAAATATGAGTAAATTGATTAGTACTAGTATGAATCATATCATTAGCTAATCGGATATATTTTAATTTAGATTCGAATCCGGCTAGAATTTCGGTATCGCGAACGTTATATCTTAAAAAATGATTAAAATCATTTACGTATAATTGTTCTAATGTTCCAGGATATGATAATTTCGCTAAATGCGGTAAAACATCTTCAGATATAACTTCTAATTTATAACTTTGCCTTTCAACAACTTCGAATTTTTTAAATAATTCGAGATAATCTAATGATACCCTACCGCTTAATTCTACTTGTAAATTTTCTTTACCTTTAACGAAAACCGATCTATATATTGGAATATTCGCTTGAGGAAAACTCATTCTTTTTAAATGATGTTCACCTAAAACCATTTCAATTCGGCGGCAAATATACGGATCATCGAAGCCCGAACTATTCCATCCGGATAATAAACTAACGTCTTCTATTTCATCTAAAAATGACAATAACATATCGGATTCATTTTTAAAAAAAATAATCTCAGTTAATTCAGATAACGAATTATCAAAATTATTTAAATCAAAACCTGGGGGTGGGACGGCAAATACTTTTGATTTAGTAAGCCATTCTTTATGCATCGATATTGCATTAATTGGGGCGTATGGATTTAATGGACTTGAAAAACCCGTCGGACCACTATATTCATATTTTGAATTAGTATACGAAATCCATTTTTTAGTTTGTTCGTCGTATATTTCAATTTGTTCTTGTTGTTTTTTAGGTAATTGTCGAATTTCACCCAAAGTGACTTCTAAGTTATCCATAATATATTTTTAATTAGGTAAATTTAATTTATTATATTATACTTGAAATATTGATTAAAATCAATTATTTTTAAACTGATGCTAATATTCTAGTTGCGTATGCATTGCCGAATTTACAGGTCGTAGTTAACCAGGGGAATGAATAAAAATTAAATACTTCTTGTGTCGCTGTTGTTCTGATAGTAAGATACGGTCTATTCGGTGCATTAGTTGGCGTATCTGGAGAGAACATTGTAGTATTAGTTCTAGTAAAAGATGCTGGATTAGGAACCGAAACATTAGATTTATATCCTTCACTATCCGGAGTAACTAACATTGGAGATAAACCAATACCACTTATCGGAACATCATAAGTAACATTTAATTTTAGATCTTTGTATATTTTAATATTATTAATGAAGTTTGCAACTTCATTCGCAGATTGTTGATTTTCAAAAACGGCGTATCGCCATATTTGATTATTAATATAACTATTAACACTACTATCAGAATATTCCGCCCATACTACATATAAAACTGAATTTCGAACTATAGTGCCTTCATACGTCATATTATAATTATTACCAGTATAATCAATTACCATTGATGATAAAGTATTAGTATACGTATAACCGGGCGGAGTATACACTAGATTTTGTGATATATTAGCCCTCAAATAAGTCGCCATACTACTCCGCCGATTGATTTAAATAAAAATTATTTATCGTTTCACTGGTTGGGATAATGCGTAAGCTTTAATATAATCCATAGGGTCATGATATGCATCATTAGTCCACCCCAATGCGGCGTATGCTTCGAATCTAATAGCGTGGTGTTCATCTGCTAGTGCATCTTTAGTAAAACCTAATTTGCGATATGCATTCAATCGAACTACTGGATCAGAATCTTGTAATGATTTCGTTGGGTATCCATTTCTATTATAATGTTTTAATTTATTTTGACGGCCTGGAAATGTATCATATTCTTTCGGATCTAAAATCATTTTATTTTCCTATTATTTTGGTTTCATTCTTATTTTAACAACAGTTTCATCGGGGAACGTCTGCGATTTATAATCAACCTCAATATCATATAACATAATATTAAGATCGGGCGCTGGTTGATTATAATAATACTTTGATAATACTTTAGTATCTACGCCTATATCCGATTCGTATAATTTTTCACCTCGTTCTTCGATAAGCATTTTTTTAGCTGCTCGAAAATCTCGAAGATTATCGAATTCGTATTTCTTTAATTTATCATTAAAAATACTGGTATGTTCACCTTCTTCATCATTCTTCATAAAAAATTCGAATATACCCGGATATTTTTTTAGTACGTGTTTATGATCGATACATTCCCAAACATAAACTTCATCACCTTCAACGAAACCTTTATCATTTCGTTTCATCGTTGCTGATATATAGCCCATACTTAATCCTCTATTTCGTTATCTACTTTTGGTATTTTTTTAATACTGGATAATGGGCGACTAATACATAATCGATAATCCCCATTATCCAATATTGCTTGTATTATACCATTATTTCGATAAGTAGATGAAATAACTTTAAACCTGCCGGATATACCAGTAACTATAACATTAACGCCAGCTTTTAAATATTCCATCGCAATACCTACTTAATCATCAATTCCCATAACACTTTCATATAATGCTTCGAATTCACTATATTCAGCTTGGGTTTCACTAAAATTATTTTTATGATATGTTTTTGTCATCTTTCTAGCATGTTTCGGAGCAATTTGTAATTGATCTTTAATTGCATCAAAAATTGATTTCATTTGATCTTTTTGATCGTCGATTCGTTGCATACATAAAGCCGCTTCCTCGATCATACCTTTTAATTTTTTAATATCGGCTGGGCTAGTTGGTAAAATTAATTCAGATGTATTAGTCATTTTTAAATATTCCTATATAAAAGTTAAAGTACTATAGTACTAAAAATATTATAATACATTTATAATTAAAGATCAATCTTACGGTCTACCAAAACCAGTAGCATCTCGCTTACTATGAGTTCTAGTAGCTACTCCACCACCCGTTGTATTCCCCTCTACTGAATTAAAGGTACCGTCTCCATTATCTTTAACTACTATACCACAATGTCCGATATTACCATCATTGTGGGTATAGAAAACAATATCGCCTGGTTGTAATTGGGTACTATTATTAATCCATTTACCTTGAGATTTAAATTGTGAGGCCATAGCCGAAGTTAGAGGAGTCATTGGAACTGCAGCACCGGCTCGTTTAGCACACCACATAACAAACGCAGCGCACCATGCTTTATGATTGGTACCTGCTTCAGCTCCGTATTTCGTATCATTATTTGGACCTTCTTTAAATCCAACTTCACCTAAAGCGATTTGAACTAATTTACTATTACCGCCCCCAGATGTCGGTTGTACTACGTCTGGATTAGGTCCGTCGGTTACGGTACCACCATATTGATGATACAATTTAATTATAGTTGATATTTTTGAACTCGGCATCGATGACCATTGATTACCTAATGCATTTGATTTATGTGCAACTGCAGTGTTTATCTTACCGGCAATAACCAAATCAAGAATACCGATACTTTTTAATATTAATTTACATACCTTATCTTGACTAGCTTTACTAAAATCAGATTGCTTATGATCATTAAATGTAGTCCATACTATTTGATATCTACCTGAAGCTGTTGATTTTCTACCATCTTTATAAACGAATGGTTGATATTTTAATGGATAACTTGGATCAAACGGATGATGGCTATAATCATCGAATGTTCTACGTCCACTTATCATAACTAATTGATTATATCCATCATCGCCAGCTAAATCAGTTTCTAATTTACCTATAGTTTTCATAAATGCGGTTAAATTATCATTACTTTCTGGTGTACTATTTGGATCTCCGTTACTACCATTACCCAAGCCGCCATTACCACCACCGCCACCCCCACCAGCTCCTCCTTTTTTAGCCGGTTGATTACTATCTTGCATACCGTCTGAAGCTGGAACTGGACATAATGTTAATATTTGAGTAAATTCACCTTTACTAAATTTACTATCAACTTGATAAACATAATATGAATCTTGATACCATCCCGGCGTACTATAATAATTTTCGGCAGATGCATCAGAACCGCCTTGCATATATGACGGTTTTGGAACTCGAACGTTCACTTTACAAGTCGGCATGGATTCCGAAGTTCCGTATTTGTTATTATGATCTTCGGTTACTTTTTTTGATTCTTCTGCTGATTTACTAGTTCCGTCGGCATTAACGTACGTATCATTAGGTGGCGTATAACCAGCTAATAATAATGGATTACCGATTATTTTTAATGAATGTTTTTCTGCGGTTTGACCAATAATATCAGAAATTACTTTTCTAGATTGAAACAATGTTTGTGGATCCATTGATCCAGATCCAGCTCTAGTTGGATCCATTACTGGAGGTGATATCGGCGTATTAGCTAATCTATTAGATGGAACCGTACCTATCGTCGGATTTATTGCTCCGGTTTGTTTTTTATCACCGTCCGTTTCTGCCGGATCAGTTATATCTTTTACATTATCATTTAATTGCTTATTAGTTATAACAGATTGTGGATGATAATATTTAAAAGCGTGACCTGAACTCCAAGAACCATTATAACTCATATCAAATTGCAATATATCTAAATTTTTACCAGTATAGATATAATCATATTCTAAAACTGATGGTAATTTAGTATCATCAGTTGATACTTGATTATTATTTTGAGTATTGCTTACAGCTGGGTCTTCTTTACTTTGAGCTGCTACTTTATCGTCGATTGATGCTTCGGTTTCCATAACCGTTTTTTCAATAGAATAAATTAACGTTCTAGCTTGTTTATCTTTATTAAAATACGTATATGATTTAATAACTGGTTTATAAAAAACTTTATCGCCCGATATATTATATTCTTCTCGGATTTTTGGACATAAACTAATAATTTTTTGTATTGAATCTAATATATGTTCTCCGATCGAAGTATTTAATATTATATAATCGACTTCTTCATTTGCAACGTCGGTTTTATTATTTTTATTATTAGCTGGCGTTACTTTACCGCTATGTTTACCACCACCTTGTTCCATTCTGGCGACGGCGTTAGTCATAGCCTCGTTAATTTTTGGATCTGTAAAGTCTACATTCTTATCATCTAATGAAACGCCAGTTTGTTTCGATAGAAATTGAGCATAAGCTTCTGGATTATTTTTACCGTCACCTTTTGGTGCATATCTATTAGTAAACGCCCTTAAACTATGAATACCATGTTTAGATGAATATAAACCAATTTGTCTACTTAATGCCTTTCTTCCTTCTTCTGGGGTTGCATAAGATTGAAATCCTTTACCGTTAGTATTTCTTATATTACCGATATTATTATTCGATGGGATATTATATCCGGCCATATCAGTTAATGATGGGCTTTTTGCAGTGGAATTCGCGGCATTAGGAACTTTATCCGGCGGTGTTGTATTATTAGTTTTTGGTGATGTTTTTGGAGGAGCTACTCGCTGATCATCACTAACTTCTAAAACATATTCATTTGATTTATAAGCTTCGTCTAATTTAATTTCGCATAATTGATTTGGTTGGACCAATGAAGCTGATTTATTTTCTTCTGATCGTTTATTAACCGACTCTTGTAATTTTTGTAATGCGTCGGATAATAATGCGGTTGATTTATATGAAACCCCACCAGTATTCATCGATGCGGAACTATTAGCTGCGTCGTTAAATAAACTAGCGCATTTTAATGAATAACTAGTTCCCTTATTTGATAAGGTCATCGACATAGTAGTTATTTCAAATGGGATTACATTTATACTATCAATTACGTGGGGTTGATTATTATTATAATCATCTAAATAACCGACAAAAATAATTTTTAATCCGAAAGTTAAACTTTCAATTGCCATTGATATATCAGCGCCGTCACTAAGTCCGGCAGATGATTGTGCAGCTATTAATAATATAGCTGGGAAATCCATAGTAAACGGTTCTAAAATGGACATATTTAGAAGCGTCATAACTTCTAAACTAAAACCTAAGCTTTTCTCGGGTGTATTTTGAAATACGTGAGAAATCTCCAAATCCACAATACTAAAATCGGCATCTTGCATTGAATTGTAAATAACCGAATATTTGTTCCCGGCTGATGTTGTTTTTGCAGTATATCTATCTGCTGCATTATCTGGGTGTGAATATCTACTTAAATCAGATTTATCTTCTGTATTATCGATATCAGCGAATGTGGTTTCAACTGATGGGCCGGCTAATAAAATAAAATGATATGAGTAGCTTCTATATTTGTGGAGTGGATTTGGTGTAGCTGACATTAAATTAATCCCATATGAAATCGTTTGATTGTTGGTAATTGAATTTGCAATCCTTCTACTAATTCATTAACCTCTAATATATTATTATATTGCATAACGAACCAAGCGACGTCACTTCTACCGAAATAATCGAAAGCGATCATATGGGGTTTTTTACTGTATTTTTTATCAATAGTAATAGTTATGTCATCATATGACTTAGTAAAGATTTGTCTATTCCACCAACCGGGTTTTTTTAGATCGTCTACCGACCCACCTATTTTATATCTACTATATTGATTCATAATTAAAATGATGGTAAAATGCCTTGTTTAAAAGAATATAAGTTAAACTTTTCAAATTCAACTGCGGAATGTTGTTCTAATAATGAAACTGTAACTGTTGTTATTATAGGAAATGGAACGCCACCTAATTGATCATCATTCGATTCGGCTAATGTTGGGATATAATCGACGTCATTAGGATATGACATACTAAAGTTTTCTAAGACTACCGGTATTTTTACCATATGGCCTCTATTTGTTTCTGAAGCATATGCGGAAAATAATAAAACTTCTGGTGGTGCACCTAACCAATTTTTTAACTGGTCGCCCATTGGGCCGCTAGTATCACCAAAATAAGCTTTAGTCCAAGCTCTTAGTGTTAATACTTTTTTTAAATTACGTCTAGCTTCTAATGCATTTCTAGATACTAATTTAATATCACCAAGATCGAATTTCCGACTAGGTGAATTTTCGTACGGATGATAATTACCAATTAAATGAGTTGGATTTAATGTTCCGTAAATTGCTGAATTTTGCTCTGATATTGTAGGCATGGTATTAAAAACGACCAAGTCTTTACTAATAGTTCCTTCTAATCTTATTTTAAATTTATTATCTAATTCATCCGGGGTCATTGATTTGCCTAAATTAATACATATAAAGTATTGATTATTTATGTTAAATCCGGTATAATCATTAAAATTTACGTTAATTCACGGAGTGAAAGATGTCGAAAAAAAGAATACCAAGAAACTACTTAAGTAACGCCAATTTATTGGAGCAGTTGGCTTTAAGTAGACAAAAGGGTGAAATGACCCACGAATTTTCAAAAATGATTATGTTATTATGTGAGCGGTATTCTAAAAAAAGCAACTTCGCACGGTACACATTTATTGCTGATATGCAAAGTTATGCTATATTAAATATTGTAAAAAATTGGAGATCATTTGATGAAGCTAGATTTGATAACCCATTTGCGTATTATACTCAAAATATACACTACTCATTTGTTCAATACCTTAATATGGAGAAGAAACATAGAAATATACGAGATAAACTTTTAGTGAATAATGGATTAGATCCATCACATTCATTTTCTGCTGAATATGCTGAAAACGAAAACGTAGCATCAAACCCAGCATTATTATTTAATCCAGCCGAAATTATGTTCCAAGAACCCACTCCAGAAACCGACGATGACGAGTAAGTCAAAAACGACATGAAAACATTAAACAAATCATTAATGTTTACCGATATTCATTTTGGTAAAAAAAATAACTCAGATCAACATAATTTACATTGTATTCAATTTATTGAATTTGTTTGTAATCATATTAAACAAAATCAAGATATTGATCATGTTATATTTTTAGGAGATTGGCATGAAAATAGATCGGCTATTAATGTATCTACTTTATATTATAGTTATAACGGCGCTAGTTTATTAAACGATTTAAATATTCCAATTTATTTTATTATTGGAAATCATGACCTTTATACTAAACATAGTAGAGAAGTTCATTCATGCCATTGGTTTGATGAATTAACTAATTTTATAGTAATCGATCATCCTACTGTAGTTGAAAATATAGGTAATGGGGCTTTATTAAGTCCGTTCTTATTTCATTATGAATATCCAACATTAAATGATTATAATGTTAAAAATGTCTATGGGCATTTTGAATTTTCCGGCTTTGTTGTAACTGGGGCGAGTACTAAATTCCAAGGCGGACCTGATCATACGGATTATAGTAAATTTAAACGCGTATTTTCAGGTCACTTTCATAAAAGACAAATAACTGATAATGTCATTTATATTGGAAATACATTTCCGATGGATTTTAGTGACGCTAATGATTTTGATCGAGGATTTGCAATTCACGATCATATTAATGATGATGTTAGTTTTATTAATTGGCCTGATTGTCCGAAATATATTAGTACCAATCTATCTACTATTATTGATAATCAAATAGAAATACCGGATGGTGCAAATATTAAATGTATAGCTGATATTACTATGGATTATAGTAAAATGATAGAATTTAAACGAACTATCATGGAAGTTTATAATTTAGCTGATATTGCTATAGAAGAACCACCAACTCAATTTTTTGCGGACGGAATTGAAGAAATTGAAGATACAAAAGTTATTTCAATAAATGATGCTATTGTTGATATGTTAAGTAAAAACATCGAATCGAACGGCATCGATAATAATCAATTAATCCAAATTTATATACAATTATGATTACCTTTTTCGAATTAAATATTAGAAATTTTTTATCCTATGGAAATGTTCCCACTTCAGTTAATTTAAATCAAGGTGGTGTTGTTTTAATATCGGGAACAAACGGAGTAGGTAAAAGCTCCATTATCGAAGCGTTAATATTTGCATTATATAATACAACTATGGCTGAAGGTAATGTTGATGATTTAGTAAATGATATTAATGGCCGAGATATGGAAGTCTCGGTTACTTTTCATAAACCAACTCAAGGTTATTATAAAGTAACACGAGCAAGAAAAGTTGGTAAATCAGCAAATGGAAATTTCGTTAAACTATATCATAATAAAACCGAATTAGTATTTGAAGATGATCATGAAATTTCATTAGATGGTACTAGAACGACTGATCAATTAATAATTACTGTATTAGGTATGACGTACGAAATGTTTTCACGTATGATTGTAGTATCTGCTACTAATTCACCATTCCTTGATTTGCCCGTAACTGCGACCGGTAAATCATCACAAACTGGATTTATGGAACGGTTATTTGATTTACATATATTAGCAGAAAAAGCTCAAGTGTTAAAAGATCAAATTAAATTAAATGAAGTTGCAGTTAAACAACATATATCGAAAATTGATCAAATTAGACAAGAACAAAGTAGATTAAATCAGCAAATCGAAAATGCAAGAAATAAAGCAGAAAATCATGATTCTACAGTTAAACAAAATATATTTCATTATAATGAACGTTTAGAAAAAATTAGCTGCATTAATATAGATCAGGAACGGGCATATTATGATCAAGTAAAAACTGCGAAGCTTGAAATTAATGAATTTAAACAACAGCAAATTACATTATCTAATAGTTATACTAAACAAAATGCGATTAAAGATCAAAAAGAATCAGAATTAGTGAGCTTAAAAAATAGTAAATGCCCGTATTGCGAACAACATTATCATAACGAAGAAAAAATTAATGAATGTACTATTAAGATAGATGAATGCAATCAGAATATTTTAGAAATGGTTGATTTTTTAGATGAATTAGATAAATCAATCGAAGAGAAAATGTTGGAACATGATGATATATTATCTAAAATGTCGGTGAAAGAATTAGAAGCAATTTTAAATATTAAGCACGAAATTGATACTATTAAAACTAAGATATCTGATTTAAAAGATAGTAAAAATGTTTATTTAGAACAGTTAACTGAATTAGAGCAAATCGAATTAGATCCGATAGATACTGAAGGTTTAGATAAATTAAAGAATCTATCAGCGCATCAAGATTTTCTTTTAAAATTATTAACTAAAAAAGATAGTTTCGTAAGAAAGACTCTATTAAATTCGAATTTAAAATATTTAAATAGTAGAGTTCAAAAATATCTACAAGATATGGGATTACCATTCTTAGTTGAATTTAATTCTGCTATGGCTGCAGAAATTAAAAAATTAGGTAGAAAAAGACCATTTGGTAAATTATCCAACGGTCAAAAATCTCGAGTTAATATAGCATTAACTTTAGCATTTAGAGATGTACGACAAAAGATGAGTGCTCCAGTTAATGTGTTTATGTGCGATGAATGTTTAGATGTCGGTTTAGATGAAAGTGGTATTTCTGCAGCTATTTCGATTTTAAAGAAAAAAGCATACGAAGATAAAATTACAATCTATATTATTACTCATAGAGCGGAAACTAGTAATTTATTTGATCAAGTAATGCATATTACTATGGATAATGATTTTAGTAAAATCGAGTATAAAAGCAATTTAATTGGCTAATATCCACCGGTCATATATTATATTCTAAATATTAACATTTAGGATATAAGTATGACCGTTTTTATAGGGATAGATCAATCATATACTAGTACTGGGTATTGCGTAATAAAAGATAATGATGTTTTAGATTTTGGTGTTTTTAAAACGTCGATCCATGATGGTGATATTCACGATCGTGCAAATAATGTAGTAAATAGTATTACGTCATTATGTAATAATTATAATGATTTTAAATTTTCAATGGAGGGTTTATCCTTCGGTCAACGCGGTAGTGCGACTAGAGATTTAGCTGGTTTGCAATTTATTATTATCAATCATATACGGTTTCAGTTAAAAGTATTAGACATAAATATAATATCTCCGAAATCGATCAAGAAATTTGCTACTGGTTCTGGTGGGAGTTCAAAAGTAAAAGTAACTAAAACGATGATGGTGCATTCGTTACCAGAAGAAATAAAAGCATTATTTAAAACGAAATATAAAACATCTACTGGATTATATGATGTAACTGATGCTTATTATCTGGCGAAGTATAATCAATCGATTTCAAAATAAAACTAACAGGTATACCTATGAATTTACATGAATTATTAAACGGCGGTACTATTAATCATACAACTGCAATGTATAATGATAAACCTAGAAATATGCATCCAGCTTATCCACAATCACAGACTGCAGAACCAAATCATCAAACTCAAAATACCAATCATCCGACTGAACAAGAAGATAAAGTAACAATGGATATTCCATTATTCATTCGATTATTGGAATGGGCTAAAGAAGATTCGGAAACTGATATGGATTTGCATGAAGTAGCTGAGCGTATTACTAAACGTCAATCCGAATGTTTAACTATGGATGATTACGATTCAATTATTATTCCGAAATCAAAAGACTAATGACTATTTTATATCAATGCAATAAATGCAATAGACAAATCGATTTAATAACTACAGTTCCGGCTATGTATCGATGTGTTATTTCTGCTGATTGCAATGGTGAAATGTTCTTTATTAAGTATAATAAAAATATTAGTAGAGGGCAGGAGCCGCCGGCGACTGATTATATTGATTGGATTAAACAGGATCATATTTTTACCTTTAATCAAGTGAAACCAGTTAAAAATTGGCGAATAAAACATCAGTTAAATAATCATCCCGAAGTTTTAGTTTTTAATTATATTGATAATGTTTTAGAACGGGTTTATGATTATGAGTTAACGTATATCGATAATGAATATATCAATATAAAATTTAGACAGCCTAGATCTGGAGCGGCTCAATTATTATCGTATGATAAATCTATCGATACTTATGATATAGAGACTTCAGATCAGTATTTTAAATGTACAAAAAATAGGTATCTTACAGTCGCTACCCATACCCATATAGAGTCACTAAATTATTTACCGCCTATTATGTTAGGTTCTAGATTAATTACTGATTATCCATTAACGACTAATAATCCGTATTTGGCTTGGGGTAGAACTCATGATAATGTCCCAATTTTTGACGTTACTATATTTGGTAATATTTTTAAGGTAAATACATTTCAAATTGCCTTTTCGAATGAAAAATTGTATTTTAATAAAGAATTTGTTTTCGAAGAAAAACCAATCTATATTTTATTATCCAATAGTACCGATCCTATTGATAAAATATATGATAGAGTTGTTTTATTGAGTGATTTAAATTCAACCAACAATGAAATCAGGAATGGTGAATTATATTGTTCTCCTAGTATAATTCGCGATTGTTATCCGAATGTCTTAGTTAATAATCCATAATCATCTTGATTAAATGCGCTCAATATAGTATAATATGTATTATATTGGGCGTATCTGCTGTTATTGCGGTCGATATATTATTTGTTATGCAATATGATTAATTCTTAAGAAATCCCGTTTAAACCCCAATTAAGGCATGTAATTATGGATGAAAAAGATCAAAAGAAATATATTGTGTATTTAAAGCAGCTAATCGATACTTTAAATAAGCAGTTGAAAAATGAAAAACGAAAAAATCGAGATTTAGAAAACCAAATTAAGTATTACAAATCAAAAATTAAATAGAGGACTATATGAATCCGGAAAAACAGAAATTAATTATTGAATATCTGTTATCATCTGCAGACGTATTTACTATTACTAACAATATAATCGAATATAAGTATTTCGATCCTGAATATCGATATGCGGTTAAGTTTATTAAAAAATATTTTGATCAATTTAGTGCATTACCTGATTTAGATCAAGTATATGCCGAGTCAGATATACAATTTAAACATCAAGAATTAACAAAAGATAAAATTGAATACTGTATCAATGAAGTTGAATTCTTTTGTCAGATTAAAGCGGCAGAGAAAGCAGTTTTCGAAGCATCTGAGATTATCGCTGGTGGTAAAGATATCCATCAAATTAAAAGTATTATTGATAAAGCATCCGAAGTAGCCATTCATAAAACAGTTGGTGTTAGTTTTTTTGATGATCCGGATATCATGTTAGATCAAATATCATCTCAGCCGGCTATATCATCTGGTTATTCGTTATTAAATGATTATTTAGGTGATGGTTTGAGAAGAACCGAATTTTTATTATTAGCTGCGAATAGTGGCGGTGGTAAAAGTATGGTTATGGCTAATATTGGATTAAATTTAGTTGAGCAGGGGTATAATGTTTTATATGTTAGTTTAGAATTATCGGTTTCGATGATTTATAAACGTTACGTCAGTATGGTAACTGGAATTAATCAACGAGATATTGAAAAAAATAAACAAGAAGCTGCTATTAAAATTAAAAATGCAGCGTCGTCGAATTCAGGTATGTTGTTTATTGAGCAGATGCCGGTAGGAACAACATCTAATCAATTACGAGCTTTATTGCGAGAATTTGAATTAAAACGAAAATGTATTCCGGATTGTATTGTTTTAGATTATATAGATTTATTAGGAACTAATGATCGCATATCGGCGGATAATGTTAATCAAAAAGATAAAGCAGCATCTGAAGAATTTAGACAAATATTAGTTGATTATAATATGATAGGTATTAGCGCATCTCAGCAAAATAGAGGCGGGGTTGAAGCTAAAGAAGTAAATCATAGTCATATTGCTGGTGGTATTTCAAAAATTCAAACTTGTGATGTTTACATATCAATTATTTTTACTGATATAATGAAACAACAGGGGGAGATGGCTTTCTTATTATTAAAAACTAGAAGTTCTGATGGTGTTGGTAAGACGGTTCATTTATCATGGAATGCAAATGCATTAAGAGTAACTGATCCGAAGATCGGACCGACCGGGGCTCCGGTATCGAAATTTGTTGTGACTAATAATGAATTAAAGAACGCAAAAGAAGCTCAGCGAAATCGATTGCTTGATATGTTCGGTAATGAGTAAATAAAAAAGGGCCTTATAGGCCCTTTTTTTTATAATGAAATTAATCCGTAATATTTAGGAGTATCTTCAAATATTTTTAAACCGAATCTAGAAAGGAAAGACATTGATGGCTGCATATTAGTTTCATTTAATTTCGCGCCGCCATTCATTAAATATTGGTATGGGGCGAAATAAGCTCCGCAATCAGAAGTAGTTGATCCTTTATATCCAACTAAAATTTGATTAGTTAAAATTGAGTCGTTAGTATATGCGATAATATTAGTAACGCCGCCTACACTACCACAAAAACCATTAACTATATTCGATTCTTTCTTTAAATATTCATCTCGGATATATTCACCATCTTCAGATATAGTAAATGATGGGTGGCCTATAAATCGAGCGAATAATTCGTGAGAAATTACTGCGAAATTTCCGACACCTCTTTTTGATTTTTTAGCGATATTATTCGCAGTAATCATAATTGCAGTTAAGATTTGATCTACTGACGCATCAATAAATTTATAATCCGTTTCTACAACTGTTAGTAATTCGCCGATTAAGTAATTTTCTAATTCTGATATTAATTGTACATTTGCCGCATTATAAACTTCATTTATTAATGACGGTTGATGCATTGCATTTAAATCTTGTAATAATTCCACGGAAAAACTAGCTTGCATTTTTTTAGATATCGCTTCGACTGCCATTGATATAAATTCCATCGATAATCGAGTAGCGCCGGAATTACTACTATCATCCGATTCTTTCATTTGTAAATGATATATTAAACCCACTGGGCCGGACATTGGTTGAGTTCCGAATATATCTAAAATAATCGAAGTATCTATAAATTGCAATATTGCATTATACCCTAGATTTTGTATATCTGGCGAAATAGTATTATTTTCGGAGCTAGCTAATTCATAATATTTTATTTGATTCGATAATAATTGTTTAGCAATAGTATATTTACTATTGGATGGGTCATATTTTGATATCGCATTATTAATAAACGATTCATCGTCATTAATTTTATTATTATCTTCGATTAAATCTAATATTTGTTTTGTTAATTTCGGAGTAATAGTTATATTATATAATGCTTTAATGATTTCATCCATTTTGAATGTCCATTTTTAATAAGTATAAAAAAACCGGAAAATATTTTATTATTTTCCGGTTAGAAGTTTAAATTTATAAAAAATTAAACTTCTTCTGATTCTTCAGTAACTGCTTCACCATCTTCAGAACCTTCTTCTTGTTCTGTTAATAACGCACTAACTAAACGATTAATTTCATGGAATAACCATTTACTAGCTGAACTAGAATGAATTAAGTCTTGTTCTGCAGCTTGCGCACGAACTACCGCTTCATCATAAGCCGCCACAATACGCTGAATATTTTCTGGTAAAGATGCTACTTCTAAATTTTGCTCGCCAATTGTTAATGTGGTTGTTGCCATCGTGATCTCCGATATAAATTGAAATAAAAATAAGAGGTATTTTAGCCTCGAATATCTAATTATATGTTGGTTTTTATAAAAGTCCAGCTTTTTTTTACATTTTATGGTATGCGTCTAACCACCATCTAGGAATATGATGTTTTGTTTTATTAAATAAGTATTCCCACGATGAATCTAAAATATAACAAACGCCAAAATCATCGTGAGATCGAACTACTCTACCACATCCTTGAATTACGTCAGTTAATGCATTTATTAAATACCAATTATTCGACATATCCATTCTTTTTTTAATCCAAGCATCGCCTAAACTACCAAATGCAATTTTAGCGAAAATAACGAATCTAGCCCTATCATCGACTAAATCTAAACCTTCAGTAATACTAGGTGATATTAACAAACTTGGTTTTCTACTATTAATATATGCACTAATGATTTTATTTCTATTATCTCCTGAACCCGGATTATGATGAAATATTTCATGGGTTCCATTACTTAATTCAGAAACAAGCCATTTAGCAATCTGAAAATTTCCAGTATGTATAATTCCGCTTTCATCAGTATGTTGTTTTAATAAAAACTTAATATTTTTAATTAAAACCTTACGTTCGTTTATTTTATTTGCATGATCCCAGCCGTAACTCATTTTCATAGTCGGTTTATATATAACCGGTCTATTATCTTTATTAAATTCGGATTCTAATGAAATAAACGCAGTCTCTTCTAATGGAATATTTAAATTTTTACACAATTCAGTATAATCGAATATAGTCGACGACATAAACAAAAACTTATCAGCTTTCGGTTCTAAAACGTCGTGAAAATTTTCACGACCGAATATGTATTTTAATTTAATACTATCGTCATCGCCAGTAACAATAAAATTATCGTATAATTCATCGGTCGTTCTCATCATAAACGAATTAACAGTATTTAAGTGTTCTGATAATGTAGATAATGTAGTTAATTTATTAATATCTTCCGATGATAATTTTCTTGTATTATCTATTAATTCACATTCATCCGATAATGCGGTATATTGCTCATCCATTGATGGCCAATACAATTCTTTAACCCATTTTTGTATATCTTCTATAGTCCGACTCGTAATCCACGGAATCTTATATTTTGTACAATTATATTTCGTTATCATCATATTATTAAAATCAGTTAATATTTTTTCCAATTGATGACATTCATCGAAAACCATTAAACTGCGGCGTTCGTATTTTGAATTACCGCCAAATAATATTAAACCTAATGTGTAATTTAATACAGTATGGTCTGCATTAATAGCTCTAGTATGGGCGGCTTTACTCGGACATCCGGGGCATGATGCTTTAACTATATTACCCATTTCGCAATTACCATTTACCGTATTACAACGATAATAGTTTCTACCGTATAATGATGTAAAATTATTTGACTTAAATGATTTTTCGTATTGCTCTTGTAATATTTTCTGAGGTGTTAAAATATATGATGCCAATTGGGATGCATTTAATGTCTTAATCCAATTCGCGTAAGTAACACCCAATGCAGATTTACCGGTACCGATCGGTAATTCTAAAAATAAGTATTTTTTATCTGAATTTGATACCATAAAATCAAACGCAGTAATTTGGGAATCTCTAGGTTGATGGCCTTCCATTGCCCAATGCTCATTTATATTCATACAGCCCTCAATTATTATCAAGTTATAATGTATAATTATAATATATTTTAGTAATTAAATCAAACATATATTAATTAGTATTATCCGATAACATGTATAATAAATAATAGTTTTATATTTTTAAATTACTACTATGGCTACATTTACTGAATTTCTTATCGAAAGTGCTTTTAAATATCATCGGCATTTAAACTCAATTGTATGGGAAGATGATACATTAAAACCAGAAATACGAAAAAAATTATTAAAAATCGCAGATGAATATTATGAATATTTAGAATTACCCGATTTCCCTATATCCGATATTATTCTTACTGGTAGTTTAGCAAATTATAATTATACTCGATATTCAGATATGGATTTGCATATTATATTAGATGTGCCGAAACATCGCGGTAAATCGGATGGTATTGATTTAGAGGATTTATTAGACACTAAAAAGAAATTATGGGGTGAAACTCATGAAATTACTATATACAATTACCCAGTTGAATTATACGCACAGTTAAAAAATGAAATTTTAACTGCAACCGGCGTTTATAGTATTAAAAATAATAAGTGGAATCTTAAACCATCATATTTGCATGATCTTAAAGTCGATGAATATGCAATTAAGATTAAAGCTAAAGCTATTAAGAAAATAATTGATCGCATTGTTTCATCTAAAGATGAAGAAGTTGAGTCAATTAAAGCGGTTCAAGACAAAATTAAAAATATGCGCAAGGCGGGATTAAAACAAGCCGGTGAATTTAGTGTTGAAAATTTAGTTTTCAAGGAACTAAGAAACTCCGGCTATCTAGATAAATTATCAATTGCGAAAACGAATGCGTTTGATGATGAATTATCGTTAGATTAAAGTTCTGTTTGTCGGTATGAAATAGTTAAAGATTTGCCTGCAGCTTTAGCTATTTCATCCCAAATCTTTTTATCTTCTACAAATCGCGTTTCAATATGATTAATTACATCGAAATTATCAGAAACTTCAAAATCGGAAAAATCTAACGCAGTTTGTGCGAAATGTCTTAAAAAAATTAATTGATCTCGTTTAGACATATTATAAAACGAAAAGTCGCGATAATCATCTTCTTTATCACCGAATAGCAAAATATGTTGCATCGCAGCTTCTTCTAAGTATTCATGGTATTCGGATCCGCGGTATGGATCTACGAAGTATATCAAATCATCATTTGTTATATCATCTAATTCCTTACCGAATATTGATTTTATTTGATTTTTATTTTTAAAAGTAGCGTAGATTAAACCGCTAAATTCACCGTCTACTGTCGTTTCAATTCTAAATTGTATTTTTTTTTCGTTTACTAAATAAACTGATCTGGCATTATTATATCTAAAACTGGACATGATTTAATTCTCTTTAAAATAATCGTTTAAAATTAAATTATATCATACAATATCCACAATTTCAAGGTTTATATATGTAATGAATTAAATCTATGCGCTTCGATTTTTGGCTTTAAATTATAATTAGATATAACTATCAATTCATTAATATTCATATTTGATATATCGATAAATGATGGTTCCGGTATAATCCTATCTATTTTCGGATAATCTTTAATTAATTCTTGTAATTTAATTTTATGAATGTAATAAGAAAATCCATAATTTTCCGCTTCGGCTACAGTCATAGAACTTTCATATCGTAATAATAATGGATTTAATCCTAATTCATTAAATACGTCATTATAACATTTATCAAATAACTCTAAATCTGATGGATGTACCATAATAGAATCATGGACCGTTGCCGCCGGATATTTTTTATGTTTAAAAAATTCATTAACTACTCGGTTAATAAAAATTTCACTTTCTGCTTGTTGTGTTAATTTTGGTATTATATGAATTCCGCCAGCTACATTTAATGCATTGCATAATTTTATTAATTCGGGGTAAACATTACCATATTCTTGCTTTAATGCAGTAAATTGCTTATTATTACTGAAAAATATCTTCATTGCATCTAATTTAGCAATAGATCGATCCGCATTATTACTATCGGCCATTTTTTCATAAACTACGCCAGTCATAGCATCATTACAAAACGATTGCAGTAACTTTAAATCAACATTAGCTTCTTTAACTACATTTTTATAATGTTCAAATAATGGTATTTTTAATCCATTAACTTCAATCTCATCGCATTTTTTCAATAACTCTTCCGCAACATCTGGATGAGAAACAATAATCGCGATGATCGCCATTTGTGAATTTTTAATATCAACATTAATATACGGTATATTATTATGACGAATAAATTTACGTAATTTTGCTGGCGTGTTCGTTAATATCGAATGGAATCGACCGCCAAATATATCTTTATTATTATAATAAAAATTTTTATTCGCCTTAGTCTGTTCTATAAATTCAATTAGTTCATTTAATTTTATAATATGCGGATCATTTAATTTTTCCATTAGCTGCGATATCGAACCATCAGTTTCGTAAAATTCATGCGGTCGATTTTTATAATAATCGTATATTTGTTTTTCATCTATCTGATAAAATAAAGTTTCAACATCGTCCATTAATAACTGATATTTTATATTATCGATTTGAGATTCTTTTCTCAATCTAGATTTATATTTTGCAATTTTTAATTTAATTTCATATGTTTGATAATCTACAAATCTATGCGTTTTTTCATTCGGTTGATATAAATGATCTGCTAATTTATAGCATCGCGCTTTATTTGTTCCCGGAGGCGCTCCCGGTATATGCCACCATAAATTATCAGTTTCAATATAACCACTATTAATTAATGCTTTTAAATAATATTTACAATCAATATGCGATAACTCAACTAATTCAGAATATTTAACTTGTATCCAACCCTTATTAATATCATTTTCTTGAAAATCATCTTTATTTTTGCGACGATAATTAAATTTTTTATATGAATATTTAGTTGATATCGTATTAATAATAGAATAAGCGATATCTATATTAATATTAAATGGTTTTATATGATTTTTATCATAATGCCTTTTAAATCTAAGCATAACAGCCATAATCATATCATCAGTTAAATTAACTGGAATCATTGCTCGACTATTCTTAAAATTATGAATTACTTGCAATCGCTCAAAACATCGCTGCGCTTTAGATTTACTTTTATCCGACTCAATAATTTCAGTTTTACATAAACCACTAATAACAGAATCAATATAAAACCGTTTAACGTCGTTCGGCGTTTTTAAATTTAATTTCTGAATATCGGCTATATCAAATTTAGTAAAATAATTATCCGATATCCATATTTGCTTATGCGGGTTATAAACACTACCATGCTTTTTGTTTACTAATATAAATTGTCCAAACTTAGTAGTAATTTTTAAATCAACTAATAATTGATGCTCTTTTAAGTTCATATTTTAAATTTGTAAATTAACTTATTTGTATTATATAGCAATAAAAAATAGAGATCTATACGAGAAAACCAAATCAATTAAAGCAATATATTATATTTTAGTGATATTTTGATTTTATAATTAGATAACCTATTGTTTTATATGGATAAAATTAAAGTATTAGTTTTGCTACTTATTTCTTGATGATTTTTTAAGGCTGGTTTATAATTCTATTTTAATATCATAAATATTTCACTTTCCAAGATTTTAACAAAAACTGAGACCAATTCATGAATGAAAAATATCTAGGCATCACTGTCGATTTACAAAGGGACGAAAATTATGGCGAATTTGCATCTGAGTTATTGCGAAAACATTATCTAAACGATTATGAGACTAGCCCACAACAAGCTTTCGCTAGAGCCTCAACTAATTTTTGTTATGGAGATTATGATTTAGCACAACGGATTTATGGGTACGTATCTAAACAATGGGCTTGTTTTGCTAGTCCTATTATATCAAATGCTATTGAGGGAGAATGGCAAGGTAAAGTAGGTGCTTGGAATGATACACCGGATCATGTCCATATAAGAAAAAGTATGTTTGTTACTGATAAACAAGTTAAAGCGATGCCAATTTCTTGTTTTTTACCCGTGGTTCCAGATACTCTTAGAGGACAAATATTAGCGGCCGAAGAATTAGCTACTCTATCGACTTTGGGTGGCGGTGTTGGTATGTATTTGGGATTAAGAGGTATTACGGATAAAAGTCCGGGCGCGATTCCATATCTAAAGACTATGGATTCGAATATATTATATTATCATCAAGCAGGGACCCGAAGAGGGTCAGTAGCAGGGTACCTCGACATTACACATCCGGATTTAATTGAGTTTATTGGGGCTCGAACACCATCGGGTGGTGATATTAATAGAAAATCATTTAATTCGCATATTGCGGTAAATATAACCGATGCATTCCTTGATGCGTGCGATAATAATCTTCCGTGGGATTTAATAGATCCTTATTCGAAAAATGTAACAGCAACAGTTAATGCTAGAGAAGTTTGGCAACAAATCATCGAAACTAGATTTAAAACTGGCGAACCTTATATTCATTATGTCGATGAATCAAATCGTAGAATGCATCCATCATTAGCAAAAAATGGTCTTAAAATTAATGCATCAAATTTATGTACCGAAATTATTATACCAACTAGAGCTGAAACCTATAACATATCAGGCCAAAGTAATCAAGATGGATTAACTGCGGTTTGTTGTTTATCATCATTAAATGCGGAATATTATGATGAATGGAAAGATACTACTATAGTTGAAGATTTTACTAGATTCTTAGATAACGTTTTACAGTGGTTTATTGATTACGCACCAGAATCGATATCAAAAGCCGTTCGTTCTGCTAAAGGCGGTAGAGATATCGGATTGGGTTTAATGGGATGGCATAATTATTTGATGAAACATAATATCGCGTTTGAATCGGGCGGTGTAGGATCATCAATGCAACACGCATATCAAATAGCAAAAAATAATTATACTAAGGCCGTAAGTGAATCTGAAAAAATGGCAGCTGAGCGGGGAGAGCCTTTATTTTTAAAAGGATCTAGTCGTAGAAATGCAACGGTTATTGCTATAGCACCTAATGCAAATAGTTCGATTATCGCATTAACTTCAGCATCAGTTGAACCAATCAAAGCAAATATTTACACACACAGAACTAGAATTGGATCATATGTAATTAAAAACAAATATCTAGATCAACTTATTAAATCTAAAGATTGTGATTATGATAAGACTTGGCGTGAAATTACAGCTAATGGCGGTTCAATCCAAAATATAGACGGTATATTTACCGATCATGAAAAAAATGTATTTAAAGTTGGCGATGAAATTGATATGCGATATGTAATCGACCAAGCTCGTATTAGACAAGAATTTATCGATCAAGCCTCATCAATTAATTTATTTTATAAAGAAGGCGTTTCAAAACGCACATTAAATCAACATCACCGCAGAGCATTTTCAAGAGATGAAAGTTTACCCGGACATCCATTAAAAACTTTATATTATTTAAGAGCTGAGAAAAAAGCTAAATTAGAAAATGTATCCGGTAAAATAATTCGCGATGCATTAAAAGATTATGAAAGTCAAGCAACTGATAACGAATGCATTGCTTGTCAAGCCTAATATTCATCGGGGTTAATGTAAATTAACCCCATTTTAAATTTATTTTAAATTCATAGGAATAATTATGTCCGTATTAGAACCATCAAAAACATATAAACCATTTAAATATCCATGGGCTGTTGAATTAGCTGAAAAATCAGAACAATTGCACTGGACTCATCAGGAAATTGATTTTAGTGGTGACGTTGCGGATTGGCAAAATCATTTAATTCCATCTGAACGGAATTTAATTCATCAAATTCTACGGTTATTTACCGAAAGTGATAAAACCGTTGCTTCAATGTATACAATGAACCTAATTCCTATTTTTAAAAATAATGAAATTCAACAAATGTTAATTTCATTTGCAGCTAGAGAAGGGATACACCAGCGGGCATATTCGGCCTTAAATTCGACTTTAAATTTACCTGATACTGATTTCGAGGCTTTCCTAGAATACAAGGAAATGGCCGATAAAATTGATTTTATGGGCGATAATAACACGTCGTCTCAAACCGGTAAAGCATTATCACTTATTAAAAATATTTTTACTGAAGGGGTCTGTTTATTCAGTTCATTTGTTATGTTAATTAATTTCCAACGATTTGGTAAAATGAAAGGAATGGGCGAAGTTAATCGATGGAGTGCATTAGATGAAAATGATCATTGTGATGGTTTGATTTTATTATTTAAACAGTATGTAGAAGAGCATCCTCGAGTAGTTACAAACGATTTTAAAAAGAATGTTTATGATATGGCTCGAATGGCTTGGCAATTAGAAGAAAAATTTATTGATCTTGCTTTTGAAATGGGTGATTTAGAAGGTTTAACTAAAGATGAAGTTAAAACCTATTTTAAATATTTAATTGATCGCCGATTAATTAGTATGGGATTTAAAGGTGAATTTGGAGTTAAAGATAATCCATTGCCATGGTGGGATGAATTAATGGGTACTCCAGAACATGCTAATTTCTTTGAAGCTAAGGTAACATCTTACGTAAAAGGTGGTTTATCCGGTAATTGGGCTGAGGCCTGGGATTAATATGTCCAAACAATATAATAAAGTATTCGAATATAAAGGTCGCAAATTTAATATTCAAGTTGTTTTGGAATCTAAAGTCGAAAAAAAACTGGATGGTGATGTTTGGCATGAAGTAACGGTTAATGATATGGGCTTTTCTAATTATTATAATCGGGAACTAATATTATCAGATGATTTACCGAGATATATCAAAGCACGGATTGAAGATATTAAATCATTTGTAGATAAACCACTAAATGTATCAAAAACCGAACAAATCTTGTTAGATTTAGGATTTGAAACATTTTAGTAATAAAAAGCTTGACTAATGAGCTGCGATTATAATATAATTATTCTGAAGTAAAGAGATTCCATCAGCAACCTATACAAATTTCACTTCAAATTGAAAACTAGTAGTGAATCTCGACTTCATAGATTTGGAAACGATACATAATAACTTAAAGTTAAGTATGTACCAAATCGAATAATCTTGTATAAGATTATCGCAGCAATACAATATTTCGAAA